CATTAACTACTATCTTAGGTGTAGCTAGGTCCATTACTCGACCATCTTCATCGCTTGCGCGAGAGTCACAACCTATTACCGCCCAGCCATCACCCTGGTAAGCTGCTAGTGTGGTCATCTACTATGCTCCTTATAGTATACAGGATTACACTGTACTAGTAGTTTATGGTTAGTGCAAGAAAAAGGGCTGGTATCTCTACCAGCCCATTAACTTATATTTAGTTAAAGTCCTGCATTCCTGCGCTAAAGTCTGGCTTTTGGCGCGCAACAGCGGATGCAAAAATGCGTCCGTTGCCTTGAGTAGCTCCTGCTTCTGGTGCGGTGGTCTGCTGAAACGCTACACGGATACCGTAACGGGCTCCACCATTTTTAGCTTCTGTGCTCATTACGTTTGGGCGTGATGGCTTTGCTTGCTTGTATGGGTCAGTCCCACCTTTAGCATTACCAGTTTTCTTTACAAGAGTGCCTTTTTCAGGCGCAGAGTACCGTGGCTTTGCGCTCGAAGACGCTGTTGGCGCAGTCGAAGCGGGAGCAATAGGTGCTGAGTTCTTTGTTGAATCTTTCATATTATTTCCTTTGGCCTAAGGGGTTTAAATAACTGTACCTTAAATAACGATGACTGTAAGGACAATCGCGCTAATATCCCCGTCATGGCTCTGAATTGTGGTAAATCCAGGCACGTAGGCGATATCGATGCCTCTAGGGGCTGTGTAGCCTCTGGCAATTGCTAAAGCTTTGGTTGCTTGGTTTACAGCACCTGCGCCCACGGCACGTACCTTACAGGTTCGTGTCTCATAAATAGAATGGGCTATGGCCGAAGCTAGGGCCTGTGGGTTTGAGCCTGCGGATACCCGCAAGATGTGTTCTTCTGTTGGTTCTGACATTTTATACTCCTTGGGTTACGAATAGTTCAAGGAATAGTGTGGGGTTTATTAATATAAATTACAGGCTAAACCTAAGGTCTATCTAAAGGGGTAGGTGCTCTGCAGAAAGTCCCACATGACGCGCACTCCATATCAAGAAAATATGAAGATAGTTCGTAATCCTCAAAACAGGCCTTCAATAACCAAACAAAACATCCGCAATGAGGGCACTCTTCGTGTACCTCATTTTGGTAATCTAAAGTGCCTGAATAATCAGGTTTTAGGGTTCGGATTGGCTTCAAGGCGCAATTGCTCCAATAGCTCTAACTGCTCTGATTTTAGCTTTTCAATCATATCAATCTCTTCTTGAGACATCTCAGACTTCTTTTCTTCATAAAGATGAAGTCCAATTAGATAAGCCTGTTCCAGCATAGCTAACTGTTGAGCGCGTCGAGCAGCAATAAACTCTTGTTGTTCTTCCTTACGACGAACGCGCTTCTCTTGTGTTTTACTCATCCTTGGCCTCCCCAGCCTCCACCTTTAAAATGAACCGCTGGTGGGGTGTATGACTTAGTCATAAAGTTACCGCACTTTTCGCACACAGGTCGGTCAGTGGCGTTAAATGCCATGTGCATTTCAGTTGTTTTATCACAAGTCATACATGTGAAATCGTACATTGGCATTATCTCTCCCTAAACTTTGGGTCTTGAAGCTTTTCATAAACTTCTTTTTCGTAGGCACGAGTATACGAGCCTGAGACCAAATGCGCAAGCACGTAAGAGTCCGCTGCATTATCGTCTGTAAACTCAGCACCCCAGTTTTTGTAAACGTGTAGAAGTATCTGGCTTTTAGATACTCCATTGCCTTTACCGCACGCATACTTCTTAAGATTAGTTGGGGGAACAATTAAAGGATAAACTCCAAAATCAAGTAGGGTCAGCTTAACCATCCCACCCAACTCACCAAGCATATTGGCCATTTGACTACCAAACGCATAGCCTTCCATAGCTACATCTTTAATATTATTAAACTGATAAAGCCAATTCATCACATGGCTTTGTATGTCACTGAGTCGGTCTATTCCCCGTTTATCTGACTTGTAAACCTCTGTGTAGTAGTTACCATCTTGAAAGGCTGTTATAGCAAACCCACTATAAGACTGGTCAATGCCCAAATACACGGGCATATCGCTATTAACAATTCCTTTCTGAAATACCTTCATTAGAACCTAGACTTCATAGAGGATGTGCGGCGGGTTAACTCACGGCTTGTTAGCTGGTAGTAACGCTCTAAGTTGTCTTGCATAGTTTTAAGTAATTTATGATAAGCCTTGGCGTGCATAAGACCTTGCGACAGCTTTTCCATAGCAGGGTCTACTAGAATAGAAGCTTTAATAGTAGTTGCTTTAGCCTTTAAGTCAGCAGACCCAACAATAAGAAGTTTTGCTTCTTCTTTATCATAAATACTTTCAGCCTCAGCAACAGCAAGTTCGGCGCAAGCTACTTGGGTAATAAGAAAGTTATAGTTCTCCATATAGGAACGAGCTAATTGCATTAGTTCTTGGTCATCAACAGCTGTGATGTCCCTAGGGAAAGAAGGGACATCAATATCTAATTTACGGCGCACTGGCAGCCCTTGTGATTCAAGTACAGCTAATACATCTCCGCTTATTCCATTAGCAAGTAGTTCAATTGTCATAGTCTTTACACCTTCCACATCCATCTATACTTATGTTACATATTGGCGGCTTCTCCGCTTTTACAGCTTCAGTAATCATCTTAGCAGCTTCAAACAAATGCTGTATACCCCAGCTACTTCGGGGAATAACGAACTCTTTGCTTTCTTGATTAGGCTTTGCTTCATAAATAATAACAGCCTCATCAGGTACGTTTTCGTAACCTTGAAGTTTAGCAAGTTCTAAGTACATCTGTACCTGGTCAATATGCTTTTGAAACGGAGCGTCAATAGCTTTCCAAGTTTTGTTAAAGTCATAGCCGTTGTCCGCATAAAGACTAGGGCATTCCCATCGAAGTGTGCCCTCTCCTACGGACTTAATTTCTAAAAACATAGGGTCGCCTAGACCAACTACCCAACCATCTGCTTTTCCAGTAATCCTGTATTCTTCATTAAGAAAAGGAACTTCCCTATAGTGAAGCGGGCCGTCATGGCAGTCAGGCATACCAAAGAATAATTCTCCGCACTCTTCGCACCACCACTGCCCCATAAGAACACCCATACTCTTTAACCAATTTTGCCACTTGGCGTGTATGTCGTGCCCTTCTTGAAAAACAGTTTCTAGCCGTAAGCTAGACGTTCTATTACTAATAGGTACATGCCCTAGTAAATGAAAATAAGAAGCGCGATGGCACCAGTCTTTACCCACCATGTCTGATGGATGAAGCATATCGGTACGGCGTGATTTGTCTTTAGGACGTGATATTAAATAGCGCTCAACAGAACCTAAAACACGTGTATCTTTTTTAGCCACGTCTATAAACTTCTTTAACGCCCCGCTTGGTTTGTAAGTCATTAGTGCAACCTATCATCTATTTACCCACTCTTCAAGAGTTAAACCTTCTTTAGCAGCTTTACGCTTAAGCGCATTTCTTTCTCTGTGGCTTAGCCCACCCCAGATTCCGTGCTGCTCATCCATAGACTCTGAATATAACAAGCACTTCTTACGAACTGGGCACTCTGGCAATCCATCTTTTCCGTAACAGACAGCTTTAGATACGTCAGCTACTGTTTTGTATTTGCTTTTGTCTCTTGGTGGATACCAGAGTTCGGTGTCCATACCTCGGCATTTAGCGTCATATCGCCAGCCTTGGTCATGTCCAATATCGTCTTCGTACAAGTTGTGTGCTCCTGAAGAGTTTGGCGCATTTCTAGAAAATCGTCTTCAGTAAGCAATACATAGTTTTCATTATTGAGGCTAACACCTAACACAGGCATACGACTCTCAAGAATTGCTTCTTTAACAATCTTTTCCAAAACTGCAGCTTTGACAGTGAAGGAGGTTTTGCCTGTCCACTTATGTTCTATTAAAACATCTGTGCTACGGACATCACCTTTACGACTCCAAAAAGCACCGCTGGCAGCACTACGCTGACCACCAATGGCTTTAGCAAGCCTTGCCTCGTGCTTCTGAGACTCCTTCTGTCCCTTACTCTTCATGTACGAACTTAGACCCAGCTTTAATTGAATCTAACACGTCACGTTCTAAGGTTTCTTTGAGCTCAATCTCTTCCCGTATTGAGCTAAGCATAGCATCTTGTCCTTGCCACTGTCGAGTCTCACCTTGGAAGTCGTAGCGGTAGTAGGCGCCAGCACGGATGATAACTTTGTTAATAATGCCCATTGCTACAATCTCTTTGGCAAAATCAAACTCCCCTGCCTTTACATCAGCACCTTCTGAGAAGTAAAAGTCGACTGTTGCTACCTGTGCTGGGGCAGCTGATTTGTTCTTAATAACACGAGCCTTGATTGATTGACCTACACGGCGCTTCTCCTGCCCTGTTCCAACCTCAATCCACTCATCGCGACGAACCTCCATACGGGTAAAGAACGCATAGTCCTTACCAAGACCACCTGGGGTAGTGCGTGGGTCTCCGTACATTACTCCAATCTTTGAGCGCCACTGGTTGATGATAATGCCAATAAAAGGGCGCTCAGGGGCCACTAAAGACCGTTTAGAGGCCTTACCGACCTTACGGAAGAACTTATTAGTAAGGAGCGCTGAGCGCCCTACTGTTGATTCATCCATTTCTTTTTCGTCCTCTGCACTAGGTACAAGGGCAGGAAGACTATCAACAACGATACAGTCCACCACTTTACTTTCAGCGAATTTAATAACGGCTTCATAAGCTTCCTCCATGATATTTGTAGAAATAACGTAGACACGTGAGGCATCCACACCGCATAGTTCTGCGTAGCCAGTTACCCACTCCTCGGCAGCAACCCATACAGTTGTAAACTCTGGGTCACGGCGCTGGTTAGCAGCAATAGTCTTAAGGGCTAGTGCAGTTTTACCATTGCTAGCCTCACCAATTAACTCGTGCCATTGGTTAGGGGGCCAGCCACCACCAAGTGCCATATCAATAGACAAAGAACCTGTGGTAAAACGAGCTGGGTTAGGAATAATGTCTGAGCCCAACACTACAGTTGAGTCACCCATCTTTTTGTTAAGAGCGTTAATTACTTTTAATAGGTCTGCTGCAATTTTCATTTAAATATGTCCAATGATTGTTGTTGGGTTGAATCCACCTGATTGTACTTGCTTTGCTGGCATAGCTGGACCAGCGGATTGACCACCTTGGCCTATGATGCCTGTACCACCACCGCTACCTGATTGTTGAATAGGGTATCCGCAATCATAACAACGTTTACGTGCCTCTGGTGTTGCGCCACCGTAGTTACCGCTAGCGCAGTTTGGGCAACGGTCAGCCTGTGGTGTCATCTGCTGTGTTGGCGGATATTGAGGCTGTTGAGGCCGTGCGTATGTAGCAGGCTGTGGTTGAGCCATAGGTACCTGCGGCATAGCAGGTGTAGGCTGCTGTGGGACGTTTAGTTTACGTGCAAACCAATCTGCATTACTCATATAGTTCATTATCCTTTTTTAGTGGCTGTGCATCTGTTGTAAGAGCTGTAATATCAATTAATCCTAGGGCGGACGCAGTAGAGAAGGCACCTATAAGTGTAGACAAAGATATTGACTTGTACAACATATTTAATAAATCTGCCATTTCATCTATATCTTCATCTTCGGGAATACCATTCTCGCTAGCCTCGTATATAGCAAGAGAAGCAAGAACATTTGCTGCTATATCAGACATAGAATCAATAAAAGGTATTAATGGCGTAAGCTCTATTAAACGCTCTTCGCTATCTTGAGCCTCTTTAATGTTTCCCTCCTCGCTAACGGGAGATAATCCAATAAAAGTGTCAACCTCACGGTCACCGTACCCAACGTCATGGATAAACCAACGAACCATGGTGCTAAGGGGGACTTCATTAGTAAATACTTCGTACTCAACTTTTCGGCGTCGTCTAAACCAACTCACTTTGCATCGCCCCACTTCTGTACAACTTTAATATCCGCTACCAAAGGTACCGACAGTATATCAATACCTTCCATCGCTTCGCGAATCGCCTCGCAGGTTTGGTCAACCAAGTAGTCTGGGGCAATAGTTACTAGTTCATCATGAACTGTAAGAATCAACTTAGACTCCTTTGGTAGTAAATCGTGTGCTCGAATCATAGCAAGTTTAATGATATCTGCTGCAGTTCCTTGGATACGAGTGTTAAACGCTTGACGTTCAGAACTAGAACGAAACTTCATAACCCGAGAATCAATATCTGGAAGATAACGACGACGGTTCATAAGAGTAGTTACGTAACCTTTTTTACGAGCTACGCTTACTACTGTTGTTTTGTACCTTGAAATTGATGGAAACTTCTCAGCAAAAGCGTTTAACAACCCCTTAGCCTCCTGAAGTGTGCACCCAATTTGACTTGAAATCTTATCGGGGCCTACCCCGTAAGCCATAGCCAATACTAGTACCTTTCCCGCCTTGCGGTCTACCCCCATAGTGTTACCTACAGTTGTGTAGATATCGCCTCCATTTAAGTAGTTATCTATCATAATAGGGTCTTTAGACATAGCTGCGATTACCCTAGGTTCAATCTGTGAGTAGTCAGCCACAACTAACTTATGTCCCTCAGGGGCAATAAATAAGTTACGAATCGCTTTACCATGAGCCGTGTGGGGCGCTGGTACGTTTTGAAGGTTAGGGTTACGGCTTGAAAAACGACCTGTTTCAGCACCCCATTGAATAAAGTCAGCGTGCAAGCGACCGTTAACAAGCATACTTTCACGAGTTTCAACTTTAGATTTACCATTAGTTGTCTTAACTACATCTCCGCCTAAGTAGGGAACTACATAGGTACTATGCAACTTATTTAAGTCTGCGTAAGAGAGCATAGCCCCAACTAACTCATCCTTTTCTCGCAAAGCTTCTAAAGCCTCTGCGCTTACGGAAAAGTCTTTATAAGTTAAAGCGTCTGAGCCATCTGCGTCTAGGGTCTTTTTCCCTGAACCTGTGAGGAGGTCTGTACGCAAACCACGGCATCCTTCTCCTTTAGGCCCATACAAAATCCATTGTTTCTCACTTGTAGAGTTCATATTAAACACTTGACCAGCGATTCGGTAGACCTCGGACTTCGTACTTTCAAGTTCAATCTCAAGCTGGTCATTTAATTCTTGAAGAGCCTTAGTATCTATGTTGGCTCCAGTAAGCTTCATGTCGCATAGAACACTTAGAACGCCCATCTCTAAGCCCATAACTTTTACAACGTCAGCGGCTTCTAGCTTAGGCGCAAGCTCTTTCCATAAAAGAAAAGTGTACTTAGCATCAAGATACGCGTACTTCGCAACCTCATCAAACGAATAATCCTCAACCTTGTGCCCAATTCCCTTTTTCATACTAAACCCAAGCTCTCGCTGAAGGCAGTCGTCAAGGCCAAGTTTTCCGCGATTCTTATTGTCGTATAGGAATGACGCCATGAGGGTGTCAAAATAAGGAGCGCAAGGAACCGCTCCCCCAAAGTACTTAGCAATAGATGCCAAGTCAAAACCAAGATTGTGACCAACCTTTAGTATATTTGGATTAAACATAAGTGGCTTAAGAGCCTTAAAGACCTCTCCAGGAAATAACTGCTCTGGGGCAGGTGTGAAAATCTTTGTAGCTTTCTTATCATCACGAGAATAATCTAATGGACGGGCTGGAAGACCAGCATCTACGCGCTTTTGTCCTTGACCTGTCAGTGGACGAATCAACTCTACAAAGTCACCGTTGGGGTGTCCCATAGGGATTACGTCACCGCGCCCATGTGTTGCTAGTGAAATCCACATAACTTCGTTAACCGCTGGTATTACACGAAGCGGTCCTACGGTTTCTACGTCGTATGCAAACGCATCTTGCTCAAGGTAATAAGCAACCATCTCATCTAGTTGTTCTTTAGTTGTAATAATATTCAAATTAATTCCCCAATGTAAAGCTAGAGAGCCAGGTACAGGGGATTAGTTTCCTGGCCCTCTAGCGACCTATTTGACTAGAGCAGTGAAGCTGCTACAGCTTCTAACTCTTCCCAAGTTGGTTCCTTGAGGTCAGAACTTGTGAATGGCTTAATATCAGCAAGTGTTTTTTCAATAACCTCAATGTCTGTCATTCCCCAATCCTCTACGAGGTCGCGGGCTTTGACAGCGTTCAAGTGATACATAGTTGTCTGCATCTTACCTGAACGTGAAATAGCCCAATAGTTTTTAGTTAACGGGCCTTGAGGTGAGAACTCTGCTGCATGTAGCGCATCGTATAGACGAGGGCTTGCAATGAGGCGCTCACGACGTGGGCCTCCTGGAGCACTAAGGTTAATAATGCTGAAAGCGCGCTTAAGTTCTGGCTTGCTTCCAAGCTTTACACATAGTGGGTCGTTAGCACCTAATGAAATATATGCGCGTTGACCGCTAGTTTTTTGAGATAAGAAGTGCTGTTTGTAAACAGCAAATGGACCGTTTGGGTCGATAAACTTAATAATCTGTGGAGCATCACCAAACTTAAAATCAGTAGGGTAGTTGCCACTTGAAGTCTTTTCTGCTGCGTCCCAACCTGACTGGACTGCAGAACTTGTTGTTTGAACTGGGCGCGCTGTGATTGGTTCATCAGTCATAGCGAACTCATCTGTTTCTGGAAGGAACTCATCTGTACGGTTTACTGCCATTTT